CTGCAGCCTATCTTCTGTGAACGTATGTAACCCGCAACACAGGCTATGATCAAACCATCGAGGTTTGCTAGTCGCCTGCCGCGCACCTGTCCATCTAACCCAACCTCATAAAACCGAGGCTTGACAGAACAATAACGGTACAGATAAGCACCGTTATCGCCTGTTTTAGCCCCGGCCATAGAGAATGGGACGTGGATTCCTGCATCAAAACTTTCGTGGGGAGGTATTTGAAGCCTCTTCACTGTTTTAAGCAGGTACTGAACTGAATTCCACAACGATATACCAGTTGTGGCGCTCCAGTCATTCAGGAGGTTAATGGCTACATACCGATCCTGCGGCGAACGTAAGGATTTAAAATAAACACCTCTTACGAAGTGACCACTAAAAAAGTCACTACCACAGGACTCGCGAAAAGGACCCTCAACAAAGGTCTTGTCGCTGTTCACCTTAAAACCAAGCAGAGTAAGGAGACGAACCGTTAGGTGGTAAACATCCCTCCTAACGATTATATCGTCCCCAAATACTGCAAAGTTTCCGACATCAGACCCGTTATTTCTAACAAGTTTGACATCGGCAAGGTGATAAGCGACACTAACGACGGCCGAAAAAATGAGAGTTTCCAGGGGGAACGTAAAACCGTTACCCATGGTACTTACCATTTTCAGGTCGACCATTCTGCCATCAGGTAGCTCAGCCTTAGAGGCCCTTAGCGCGTCCAACCACTTATAGAAACCAGGTGGAAGGATTTGCTTCAGGACCCCGACCGACAAACTATCCGACGCAGAGCTCAGGTCTATAGTGGCATAACTGCCGTCTATACTCCCAAGCCTGGCCAACTCACGGTTAAAATCAGGCTGCCTAGAGAGGTGTATTCCATACCTCTCATAGATCCGCCTGCTCAACAATTCGCCCAAGCCCAGCTCAAAGAACATATTGAGTGAGGGCTCGATGCAAATTGTCCGTGAGATATCGTTCCTTTTCGGTGCGAAAGTCAACCTACTACCCTCAACTAGTTTAGGGGCACCATACTGTTCGGCGCGGCACTTCTCCGCAGCGTCCCAGATAGGCACCTTACTAACTAGGCTCTCGTAAATTACCGAGAGAGTCTGACTTGTTGAGGTCAGCTCAGAGCTGAACAACTTTGTGTAAAAGTCGTCATACTTAGAGCCTAAACTCTTACCAGGGCCTGTCCTTCCAAAAGCAAAAAGCTCGTCGAAGGAATTAACCACCTGCCTATCCCACGAACGGTTCCAAAACTTGTAGAGCTCTTGTTTGAGCTCACCAAGCAGGTAATCGTCCACGAGACGGGTAGGTTGGACCGATTGAATAAGTTCCGAATTAATTTTAAGGAACAGATCAAGTGCTCTTTGGTCAGCTTCCCTTTCGACACTGTCA